ACGGAGGTAAAAAATAATGGCTAAGAAGAAAAGGAAAAAAAATAAATTAGGAAAAATTCTTGCAGCTGGAGCGGCATTAGCTGGTCTTGGTGCCATGATGAGAAACAGAGGCGACAGAGGTTTAAAATTTGTTGGTCAAGATATGACTACAGGTATGCTTCCAACAGGTGATGCAAGCGTTGCTGAAAACATTGCTAACTTTGACATGGGTATGTCTAGAATAGCAGACGCTGGTGGCGTGGCTAACATGAGAAAAGGTGGAAGAGTTGGTTATGGCAAAGGCGGAAAAGTTTCAAGAGGCTGTGGTAAAGTTATGGCTGGTAGAAATAAAAAAACTAAATATATCTAAGGAGAAGATATGCCAAATAGAAGGTACAACAAACAAGTCCCTGGTTTCAAAGCTGGTGGTAAAGTTTTAAAACCCGTAAAACCAAATCAGAAGGGTTTAAAAAAATTACCTAAAAAAGTTAGAAACAAAATGGGTTACATGAAAAAAGGTGGTAGAGTTTAATGGCTAAACTCTGTCCCAAAGGTAAAGCTGCCGCGAAGCGTAAATTCAAAGTTTACCCATCCGCGTACGCAAACATGTACGCGTCAGGCGTATGCTCGGGTAAAATAACACCAGGTGGTAAAAAGAAAAATAGAACCAAAGCAGCTGGTGGTGGTTTTATGGCAAAGCGAGCAAGAATGTATGGCTAAAAAAGGTCTACGATCATGGGTGAAGGAAAATTGGGTCGATATTGCAAACAAGCGATCGGATGGCTCATACCCGAAGTGTGGAAGAAGTGGTGGCGAAAAAAGAAAAAATTATCCAAAATGCGTGCCTATTGCGAAAGCAAGAGCGATGTCCAAAGGGCAACGTGCGGGTGCCGTAAGAAGAAAGCAAGCAGTAGCGAACACAGGACCTAAACCATCAAGAGCAGCAACGTTTGCTCCTAAAAGAAAGAAGATGGGATTAGGGGGATTAGTATGAGAAACGATTTCCAAGTAAGAGAAAAACTAGCAAAAGGCGGAATGCCAGCTAGGAATAAAAAAAATTACAGACCTACAAAGTCTGGAGCAGGCATGACTAAAGCCGGAGTTGCTGCCTATAGAAGAATGAATCCCGGCTCTAAACTACAAACAGCCGTGACTGGAAAAGTGAAGCCAGGATCAAAAGCTGCTAAACGTAGAAAATCTTTCTGCGCAAGATCACTAGGACAACTTAAACGATCATCAGCAAAAACAAGAAACGATCCGAACTCACGTATCCGTCAGGCAAGAAGGAGATGGAAATGTTAAAAAAGAAAAAGATTAAGAAAGTAATCAAAGGTTTGCAAAAAGCATCTAAAACACATGC